TCACCTGCCTCATCGCCGGCCTTGCCTGCGGCGGGATCCTCGCCCTTCTCGTCGCCTGGGCGATCGGCCGCAAGGCGGTGAAGCCATGAGCTTCCTCTTCAACCGCGGCACCGAAACGCGCTCTCTCAGCTACTCCGACGTGTGGGGCAGGGGCACCAAGAACACCGACCAGGTCGCCGGCGACTTCGTCCTCCGCGTCATCCCCGTCTACGCGGCGGTGTCCCTCATCGCCGATTTCCTCTCGACCCTGCCGCTGCAGCAGTACCGCGGCGTTGGATCCGCGCGGGAACGCGTCGACCTATCCCCGTTCCTCGATAACCCCGACCTCGGCATGACGATCGTCGACTGGATCCACCAGATGGCCGTCTCTCTCCTCCTCCGCGGGAACGCCTACGGGATGGTTACCGGCGACCCGGGTGCCGTCACGAACGTGCGCTGGCTGAACCCGGCCAGAGTGTCCGTCCCGGAGTTCGGCGACTTCAAGGTCGACTCCCTGAACTTCCCCGACCACGCCATCTACCACCTCGCCGGCGGCCAACCGCAACTCGACATCGCGCACGGCGGCCAGATTCTCCACATCCGGAAGTTTCGGATGCCGGCGAAATGGAAGGGCGTCTCCCCGATCGGGATGTTCCAGCAGCAGTTCGAAACGCACAACCTGGCCATGGAGTACGGCAGGCAGTGGTTCGAGAACTCCGGCATCCCCACCGGGATCCTCAAGAACTCGCAATCAGTCCTGGACCGGGCGCAGACGAAAGCCGCGAAGCTCTCCTTCCAGGAGGCGCTGCGGGAGCCGGGACCGATCGCACTCGACAAGAACTGGGACTGGACAAAAGTCTCCCTCAACCCTGACGAGGCCCAGTTCCTCAACACCATCAAGGCCACCGCAACACAGATCGCGTCGATCTTCCGGGTGGCCCCGGAGGACATCGGAGGCGAGTCGGCGAAGTCGTTGACCTACTCCAACCGGGAGATGGACCAGACCCGCTTCAACGTCCGCACCCTGCTCCCCTGGACGCGGTGCATCGAGGAGGCCCTGAAGTCTCTCCTGCCGCCGGGGAACTACCTCAAGTTCAACCTCGACGCCCTCGCCCGCCCCGACCTGGTCGCCCGCGTGACCGCGAACCAGACCCAGCTCGAGTCTGGCCAGCTCACCCTCGCCGAAGTCCGCGCCGACGAAGACCGGCCGCAGCTGTCCGAGGCCGAAGTCGAGTTCTGGCAGAAGAACTACTCGATCACGAAACGGGAAACCGTCACCGGCAACAACCCCGCTGTTCTCACGAAAGGTCCGTAATGACTGAAATCGAAAGGCGCGCCGTCGAGCAGCCCGTCGAACTCCGAGCAGCCCCAGACGGGTCGACAAGCCCCGGGATCCTCACCGGGTACGCGTGCGTGTTCAACCAGCTCAGCCGCGACCTCGGCGGCTGGTTCGAGCAGATCGACACCGAATGCTTCGACCTGGCCACCAACGGTCGTGTCCTCGCCCGGCTGAACCACGACTCCAACGGCCTCCTCGGCACCACCGATGCGAACACCCTTCGCCTCTCAGCGGACGACATCGGGGTGCTGTACGAGATCGACCTGCCCAACACCACCACCGGGCAGGACTGCGCCGAGCTCGCCCGCAGGCGGGACCTCGCGTTCTCCTCGTTCGCGTTCCGGCCCCTGCCGGATGGCTCGATGTGGATGTACGGCCCGAACGACGAACTCATCCGCACCATCACCCATGCGGTCCTCGTCGACGTCGCCCCCGTCGCGGACCCCGCCTACTGGGGATCCACCGCCGAACTCGTCCGCAGCTTCGACCTCGCCGCCATCAAGGCGTCCCTCAGCCCCGAGCGGGAGGTGAGGGGGATGCCAGCGCATCTGCTTCACCGCAAAACGCTCGAGAACGCGCAACCGCGCATCTAACGCACCACCAAAAACAAGGAGATACAGATGCCCTCGGTACTCGAGAACATCAAGAAGCTTCAGGAAGAGCGCGCGGTCGCCTGGGAAAAGGCCAAGCCGCTCGTCGACCTCCTGGAGAAGGAAAACCGGGACTTCACCGCTGAAGAGCGGGTCAACTGGGACGCGATCAACCTGGAGCTCGATTCGAAGAACAAGCGAATCAACGACCTCCGGACCGTCGCCGACACGGAGGCGCAGGTCACGGCGTTCCGCCAGCAGATCGAGGGAACCGAGGATATCCCCGGCACCCTCGCCACGCAGCTGCGATCCCTGTTCGCGAAGAACTCCCCGATCAACGAGATCAAGCAGGGCTTCACCGGACGGGAGTTCACCCGTGCGCTGGCCGTCGGAGGTGCCACCACCGGTGGCAACCTCGTGCCGGCGACGTTCCTCAACGACTTCATCCAGCCGCTGCGAAACTTCTCCAGCGTCCTCGCCGCCGGCGCCCGCGTGATCACGACCACCTCCGGTGAGACGATGACGATCCCGAGGCTTTCCAGCCCCGGCGCCGCCGCGCAGTACGCGGAAGCGGCGACGATCACCGGCACGGACCCGGCGTTCGACCAGGTCTCCTGGGCGACGTACAAGTTCGGGGAGATCATCTACGCCTCCCGCGAGCTGCTCCAGGACTCCGCCGTCGACATCGAGTCGCTGATCGGGGAACTCCTCGGCCAGAACATCGGCATCCTCCTCGGCGCCCAGCTCGCCACCGGCACCGGCTCCTCAGCCGTGATGGGCCTCGCCACCGCGGCGACGGTCGGCATCACGGGTGGTACCGGTGTCGCCGGCATCGCCACGTGGGACAACCTCATCGACCTGTTCTACTCCGTCACCGCCCCTTACCGGGTGAATGGCACGTGGATCACGTCGGACTCGGCGATCTCGGGTCTGCGGAAGATCAAGGACACCGTCGGCCAGTACATCTGGCAGCCGGCCCTCACCGCGTCCACGCCGGACACCATCCTCGGCAAGGCGGTCTACACCGACCCGAACTTCGCAGCCCCCGCGGTCAACGCGAAGAGCCTCGTCTTCGGCGACGTGTCGAAGTACTGGGTGCGCATCGTCAACTCGCTCGAGATCATGCGGTCCGACCACGCCGCGTTCTCCTCCGACCAGATCGCCTTCCGCGGGATCCTCCGCGCCGGCGGGAACCTGACCGACGCCTCCGCCGTGAAGGCCTTCAAGGGAGCGGCGACCTGATGGCGGGCAAGAAGAAGGCGCCGGTCTACATCGTCAAGGTCTGGGTGCAGGGCCTGCGCGAGGGCGTCAAGTGGCCGCTGCCTGGGGAGACCATCGACGACCTCTCCGAGAGCGACGCGCTCGAGTACCTGAACGCCGGGTACATCGTCCCGCAGCCCGACGCGGTCGAGGCGCCCACCGCCGCGCCGGCCGAGACGGCCGTCGTCGACGACCCGCCGGCCGGCCTCACCGCCGGGACGGTCACCACCGTCCCGCAGACAGACGCGGTCGACGAGGGCACAGCGCCCAAGCCGACCGGCCTGCCCAAGGTCGCCGGCAAGTAACACCGGCATAGGAAGGCGCGAGCATGGCATGGCCAATCGACACCGGTGACGTAACCAAGGCGCTGAATTTCCCAGTCAGCGCCACTGACACAGACGAACTGGACCTCTATGCTCGCGCCGCCGTCGAACGTGTCGAGGAGGAGATCGGCCCCATGACGGGGCAGCCCTTCTCCTCGACCGTTCGCGGTCCTGCCGACACCATCGTCCTCGACGCGGTGTACGGCTCGATCACCCAGATCACCGTCGACGGTGTGGTCACCGCCGCCGACACGATCGACCTCGTCTCCGGCCTGATCACCGGCCTCTTCAATGGGACGGTGATCGTTGTCACCGGTGTGGCACCGGCCACCGCACCAGCAGTAGTGGAGATCGCGACCCGCGAGCTCGCCGCCATCTGGTACACGCAGGACCACGGCCGCCACGGCGGCCGTGGTTCCACCGCGCAACCGTTCGTCCCCCTCGGCTTCGCAATCCCGCGGGAGATTTCCGAGAAACTTGCACCGTTCGCGGCGAAGAAACTGCCGGGCATCGGATGACGATCCAGCACCCGTCGTCCGCGATCGCCTCCTCCGCAGCCAAGCACGGGCTGCTCACCGCGATCAACACCGCCCTGGCGGCCGAACCGGAGATTGACATCAACTTCGGCCTCCGGTTCCCCCTCGCATTCCCGGACGCTGTCGGTGTCACCGGGGTGCGGTCCACCCCGTCCGACCAGATGCCGAACGGCCCACGCACCCGGTACGACGACATCGAGATCGACGTCAACATCGTGTGCGAACGAGCCGGGTTCGACGAGACCGTCGAAGAGATGGTCTCCGACCGTGCGTACGAGCTCCTCGGCCTCATCGACAGGTACATCCGCACCGGCGACAACATCACCCTCGGCGACGCCGTCATCTCCTGCGAACTCGGCCCGCACCAGTCCCTCGGCGCCTCCGCCGAAGACGACCAGGGCAACGGGTTCCGCCTGATCGAGATCGCCGCCACCTTCAAAGCCCTCGCCTTCATCCGCAACTCCTAAAGGAACCCTGATGCCCAAGTTCAAGAACGTCTCCCCGTACGGGGATCTCGACCTGCCGCTCGTCGGACGGGTCATCGAGTTCGGCGAAATCTTCGAGGTCACCGACCAGCAGGCGAAAGGCCTCGAAGGCCAGCTTTTCCACTGGGAGCCGGTCGACGCCCCCGCCACCGCCCCAACGATCGTCGAGTTGAAAGCGGCCCTCACAGACGCCGGCCTGCCGACCGACGGCAAGAAGGCCGACCTCGCAACCCGCCTCGCCGAACACCTCACCACGTCCGCCGCCAGCACTGACCCCATGGGAGACCCAGCATGAGCACCGCACTTGACGCCAGCATCGGGCTCGCCCCGGAAGCCACCTACGGGGTAGGGGTCACCGTCACCAGGTTCGTGGAAGGCAAGGAGACCTTCGACAAGAAACTCGGCATCGAGAACAGCGAAGGTCCGCGCACCGGGCGCCGGGTCAACCGACTCAACCGGAACGTCGTCACCCGCGTCGACGTCGCAGGGGACCTGTCGTTCGACTTCATGACCCGCGGCCTCGGTATCCTGGTCAACGCGTTCTTCGGCGCCGTGACGAACACCACCATCCCTGCCTCCGCGCCTGCCGTGTTCCAGCAGGTGCACACCCCATCGATCACGGACCCGCTCAGCTCCTTCACCATCCAGAAGGGCGTCCCGCCGGTCCTCGGCGGGTCCGTCGTCCCGATCACGATGTACGGGATGATGGCCGACCAGCTGGACTTCGAACTGAAGTCCGCCGGTATCTTCAACGCCACGATCGGCTGGGTCGGCAAGAACGCCGACCGCGTACCGTCCTACGCGGCACCGTCGTACCCGGCGGATCTCGGCCCGTTGACGAACGTGCACGCGTCCCTCACCCTCGGCGGCACCGTCGTCACCCCGACCGCGACGGCGCTGTCCTCCGGCGGCACCGCGGTCACGAACGTCCGCGACCTGTCGATGTCGTTCAAGAACAACCTCGACGGTGACGGGTACAACATCGGCGGCGCCGGCACCCGCACGCGGAAGAACATGCTCGGCGCCCTGGACATCACCGGGAAGATGACGGCGGACTTCGACTCCAATGTGTACCTCGACGCGTTCTGGGCGCAGACCGCGATCCCGCTGGTCCTCACCCTCTCCCACACGACCGAGATCGAGACGACACTGCACCTGAAGTCGACGTTGGAAATCTGCCTGCCGAACATCCGGCTGAAGGGCGAAATTCCGAAGACCGGCGACTCGAAGCCCGTCACCCAGTCGATCGACTTCGAAGCGTTCGACGACGGTATCGCCTCAAGCCCCGTCTATGTGGTGTACCGCACCCTCGACACGACCCCGTAATGGAGCCGCAGCTCAAGTTCACCCTGGAGGATCCCGACCTCAAGGGTGCACTCGACGCGATCAAAGCGTTCTCACCCGCCCTGGCCCGCGGCGTCCGCAGGGAACTGCGGAAAGACGCAGCGACGATCACCGCCGCGCAGAAGGCCGAACTCGACGGACCGTTGCCCGGCAACGCGCGTGTCGGCGGGCAACGGATCGCGTGGATCACCCCGAAGAACGGCCGGAAAGGCTACGCGGCCGTGCGGAACGTCTACGTCGACGTGGCCACGAAGACCGGCGGCCACACCGGCCTTCGGGACAAGATCAAGGCCGGCCTGTCCACCCGGATCACGACCGGGAAAACGCGCAACGGCATCATGATCCGCTCCGGCGGGCCGATGATCGACGGTTTCAAGATGGCCGTCGTCTGGCAGTCGAAGAAGTTCCGCCACCCCGTCTTCAACGAGCACGGGGTCGGCCCCTACGTGTACCAGAAGGGGCAACCCTACTTCTGGTCCCCGATCACCCGACAGTTCGTCCAGGTCCGGCAGCACATCGCCGACGCGATCAACACCGCCCTCGACGAGATCAAATAACCCGAAGGATCCACATGCCACTGATCACCGTGGGACAGCACCCCCAACTCGACGCGAAAAGTACCCAGTCGGCGCCGGGCCGGGCCGTCATGGCGTTGCAGGCCGAGACGGGCAAGAAGCTCGCGGAACTGCGTGCCGAGGGCGCATACAGCGAATCGTTGAACGTCTTCATCATGGCGTACCTGTCGCTGAAAACGGCCGGCATCGACG